GCAGAACAAATCAAAATTGGAACACAGCTTGCAGAAGCAGACGGCTTCTTGTGGGACGTTGTGGAAATCATAAAGGAAACACCAAAGACAATCACCGTTCGTCTTTGCAGCGACTTTTCCAGCTTCCAGCAGCACTGGACCGTCAAGCCAGACGGCACACCGGGCGGCGTCCATAAGACTTTCCGCAAGTCTTCCCGCTTGTATGGTGTAGCTTAATTCCTGCCCCGGCATTTGCTGGGGCTTTTCTTTTATCTTACGGAAGTATACATATTATACAAACTTACGGAAGTATATTTGTTTATTTTGCCCATTGTTTTTATACTTCCGTAAGTATATAATAAAGACAGTTAAAGAAGTACAGAACACGGAGGGCAAAGCAATGACAATTAAACTTCAAGGAATATACAATCAGCAGGCAGCAAAGGCAGTCAAGGAATTAAAGACCGGGGACGTTATCGTTTGGAACTATGGATATACAAGCACGGTTGTTGACCTTATCCCAAGCAAGACCGGAAAGACAATCACTTGTATGCTGAAAAGCAATCAAGATGGTGTTATTCGTGAAAGAAAGATGGGTGCAGAAAGACTGGTTGCTATTGCATAGCAGCCAGCCAGAAAGAAAGGTGATAATATATGGGAAAATCTTATAATAGACGTTTCAGAAAGAACGGGCTTTCGTTCATTGTGCAGGACACGCACCCGGCAGACCGGAAAAGTGATACTGATAAATACTATCTGACAGTAAACAAAGACGGCATATACAAGATTGTGTATGACAATATTACATGGGAAATACCAAAGTTTCCAACTATACACGCAGCCCAGTTCTGGGCGCTTACCAGTTCTGATTTTATCGGCACAATGTAGGGGGTGTGAATATGTCTGATATAATTACTTGTAGCAAGTGCAATGGTTCCGGTAAATTCATTTACAAATCCGGCATGACTGGTCCTTGCTACCAGTGTAACGGCAAAGGTTCTGTGAAGCGCATTGCTCACAAATCCTTTGCAATATCCATTATGAACAATGATGGTGTCCGCATTGACTGGCTGCACATAAGCGCCAGAAGCCAAAATGAAGCCGTCAGAAAAGCCCGTGCGACTGCTGCCCGTGGCTGCTATAAAGACCAGCTGGACACAATCACTGCAACTGAAAGCGGGATTGAGTACACATATAAAACAATATAACGCCGTATTTGCCCCGTAAACGCAAAAAGACCGCAAGTGGTGTATTTCTCCACTTACGGTCTTTTCTTCTCATTCTGGCTTATTCTGCAAAGCGTCAGCGGCATTATTTAAGGTCTTTCAGCGTGTTTCCCTCTTCGTCAACAATCTTCGTGACTTCTGCCGCCATCTTCTCTGCTTCTTCCTTTGTCACGCTCCCGGTAATGTTCCCGACTGCGTCGTAAAGGTTCACTGTGCCGTCTGCGTTGGTTTCCGTGGCGCCCTCCGGCACATTGTCTGTGGCAATAGCCACTTTCTCTGTTGTCGTCACTGGCGCCGTGGTGTTAATCACTACCGTTGCAGCTGGTGTGGCTGTGAGCGCTTCCAGCGGTTCTGCGGTGTTGCTTTCTTTCTCTCCGGCTTTCATGGCATTGTATGCCGTCTGTGCAATGGCTTTCAGCTGGTCTTCTGTGACATTCAGCCCGGCTTCATCAGCAATCTTCTTCAACTGCTCTACAACTGCCGCCATCTTCTCTTCCCCGGTCTTGTCCTTTTTGAACTCTTTTGCCCATTCCACAAACTTTGCTGCCCACTCTGACAGTTCACCCAGCTTGTCTGTGACGGTCTTTGGAATGTTTGGGCAAACGTACTTTCCAATCAAGAACGCCCCCAGTGTTACGGCAAAATATACGGCTGCATAAATTACATTATCCATTGTTTTTTCCTCCTGTTGATTATGCAGGCAGCTTCAATGTCTGCCCAGCGTAAATGGTGTTACTTGTAAGACCGTTCATGGTCTTAATTTCATTGTATCTGGAACCGTCGCCCAGCTGCTTTGCTGCGATTGCCCAAAGGCTGTCGCCACTCTTCACGGTGTATGTACGCACGCCGCTTCCCGGAATTTTGATTTTCTGCCCAACACTAATGACGTTAGGGTTTGCAATTCCGTTGTAGCTTGCTAACTTCTGGTATGTGGTGCCATACTTTGCAGCAATGCCAGAAAGTGTGTCACCTCTCTGCACGGTGTATACCTGTTCCCCGGCTGTTCCCTGTGTAGGCTTTGCAGGTGCCGCAGGCTTTGCAGGTTCGCTGGTTGCTTTCTTTGAGAAGTCCGGCACGCCATAACCTCTGATATAACGCCCGTTGACTTCCAGTGTTCTTCTTCCAACGGCATTGGACTTGT